GAGAATGTCCATCTTGGCGATCATGCTGATATGCCTTCTCTTTCGTCTTACGACGTGGGTAAAAAGGCTTTTGAAGGGCGTCGATATGTCGATGACATTGCAGCAGCAAAGGAAGGAACTACACGGCTTTTCGCACCCCTTGAAGCCTACAACGCTCGCCAGCGTAAGAACGGCAAACGACAATATGTGCCAGAGAAACACCTCCTAATTGGAAACCACGAAGACCGCATCAACCGAGCAATTAATGCAGATGCTAAACTCGACGGGGTGCTCTCCCTCAAAGACCTAGGCTATGAAAAGTATTGGACGGTTCATCCGTTCCTCGACGTTGTGGTTATTGAAGGTGTTGCTTTCAGTCATTACTTTGTCACTGGCGTTGCTGGGCGCCCTGCTGGCACTGCTGCAGCTCAGCTTCGCAAGACTAATATGTCCAGTATTGCGGGCCATCAGCAAGGCCGACAAGTGGCTTACGCTACAAGGGCTGATGGGAAAACTATTACTTCAATTATTGCCGGCTCGTGTTATGAGCACAATGAGGATTATATGGGTGCGCAAGGAAACAAACACTGGCGTGGAGTAATCATGCTGCACGAGATTGATGATGGGGCCTTTGACGAGAGCTTTGTGAGTCTTAATTTTCTGAATAAAAAGTATGGTTAACGAGCAAGACATTAAGGATATGTGGGACGAGCATCCGAGATTCGGACGCTATGCCAGGGAGAGTGATCCAAATGGTAAGAACGCTAAAGAGCCCGGCTCAAAGCTAGATGCTGGAAAGTCTCCTGTATTTCAAGGGCTACTTAATTATTTCCCTCTTGCTTGTCGGGCTGTTGCTGACGTTAGCCGACTGGGAGCCATCAAGTATGCGTGGAAAGGCTGGGAAACAGTACCTGATGGTTTTAATCGCTATAGCAATGCTCTCGGTCGTCACCTACTATCTGAGGGGGTTGACGACACCATGAAGGATGAGAATGGAAATGTAGCAGGTGTTCTGCATGAAGCAGAGGCCGCTTGGAATGCCTTCGCTCGACTTGAACTCAAACTAAGGGAAACAAAATGACTCTATTTCATTGGTTTTATCTGGCTGCTGGTAGCCTTGCTGTGGCTGAGCTGGTTAAGTATTTCTTCGTTATCCGGGATGGCAACTACCGCTTCCTCTTCTCCGCTGTCCCACAGACAATTGGCTTTGGTGCTCTGCTCTATTATGGCTGGCAGCTCCAAGCCTACGACGACCTGATTGTTCAAGGCATGATGCAACAGGGCCAGCATTTCATGAACATCCTGATGCAGCTTGGTCAGATGCTTGCTCAGAAGGGCTTGCTCTAAACGATGACAAGGCAGCAGGAGTAACACGACGATGCCGTATATTAAAGAGCAAGATCGGCTCTCTATCCAACAGGGGCATGCTCCTGAAACCCCAGGTGAACTTAACTATCTGCTCACCGAAGTGGTGAAGCAATATTGGGAACCTCGTGGCAACTATGCTGCTATTAATGACATTATCGGCGCCCTAGAGGGGTGCAAGATGGAGTTCTACAGACGCATTGCCATTCCCTACGAAGATGGCAAGATCAAAGAAAACGGAGATGTTTACTAATGATTTATCTAGCTAGTCCCTACACCATTGTTGGTGGTGAGGCTCTTACCCCCAAGGCTCTCAAGAACCGACGCACACGTCGCTTTAAAGCTGTGTGTAAGAAGGCAGCCAAGCTGATGCTGGAAGGTGAGGCAGTGTTCTGCCCCATTGCCCATAGCCACCCAATTGAAGTGCATGGCATGGACGAGATTAAGAACGGTGATTTCTGGCTTGCTCAGGACTTTGCTGTGCTTGCCCATTGTGATCGAGTCTTGGTATATCGTATGCCGGGTTGGGAGAAGTCGGAAGGCATTAAGCGTGAAATTGCCTTTGCTGCTGAACGTAACATTCCTGTGGACTTCATTGACTAAATGACCAAACAAGAACTACTTCAACGACTGCGCAATGAGGACGAGGTAGTTCTTCTTGAAATCTTGCAGCTTACCAGCGACGACATTGTGGACAAGTTTCTGGATAACATTGAAGATGACACGGACAGGCTGTTAAGCCTCTATGAAGAAGAAGAACTATAGCAAGACAAGCTTGCAGAAGCGCATGGAAACTGACACTACTCGCAGCACGAAGAACTACATCCGCCGCATGTACGAGCAGTTTGAGGCGGAAAAAGAAATAGAAGAATGGCAACAAGAGAATATCACCGAGAGCACGCCCGAGCGTGGTATCACGCCAACAAGGAACGAGCAGCAGTAAAAGCAAAGGCTTGGCGTCTAAATAATTTAGACTATATTAAAACAAAACAACGAGAAGATAAGAGAAAAAGAAAAGAACAAGCTGTTCAATATCTCGGCGGTAAATGCCAGAAATGTAATGGCGAGTTTCATCCTGCTGTCTACGAATTTCATCACACTAATCCAGAAACAAAGGATCGTGACCCCTCGAAGATGTTGAGTCTGAAATGGGAAAGAGTAACAGCAGAGCTAGACAAATGTCTTTTGCTCTGTGCTAATTGCCATCGACTTACACATTACGAGGATACGTATTGAAAGAATTCAGAACCGCTTTTGGCGAAACAATTTTCCGGACTAAATATGCTGCCCACAAGGATGAGACTTGGAGCGAGCGCGCACAAGCAATTGTAGATAGTGTTTGTGGGCCTGTTCACGGTCAACCAGCATTACTAAGTGATGACGACCGAGCGCAGCTTGTCGAATACATTCGTAAATTCCAGTTCGTTCCAGGTGGCCGATATATCTGGTACGGTGGGAAGCTGAATAAGTTTTACAATAATTGCTATTTATTGAGAGCAGAAGAGGACACACGAGAAGAATGGGCAAACGTAATGTGGCGCTCCATGTCCTGCCTCATGACGGGAGGCGGTATTGGAATTGACTACTCACGACTTCGACCGGCTGGAAAAGCACTATCAAGAACTGGTGGGGTATCTAGTGGCCCTATCCCCCTCATGCAAGCAATCAATGAGGCGGGACGGGGGATCATGCAAGGGGGGTCTAGGCGATCTGCGATCTACGCGAGCCTCAATTGGCAGCATGAGGACATACTTACTTTTCTTGGAGCGAAAAATTGGGATGAACGACTGAGGCTTGCTAAAGCCGAAGACTTCAATGCCCCTGCTCCCCTAGATATGACCAACATCAGTGTCAATTACGACGACGCTGCGTTGATGATCGACTACAACAAGATGTATCCCGAGTCGATCCGTCTAGCCGACAACCCTATCTTCAAGGCAAACGTATTACAAGCACTAAGCACAGGCGAGCCCGGCTTCTCTTTCAACTTTGGGGATAAACAAAATGAAACTCTTAGAAACGCCTGTACAGAGGTTACATCTGAGGATGATTCTGACGTATGCAATCTTGGCAGCGTCAATATGGGAGCTATCGAAACTCTGGAAGAATTCAGAGAAGTCGTTGGGCTCGCCTCTAAGTTCCTCGTATGTGGCACGCTCAGGGCGGACTTGCCATACGAGAAGGTATACAAAGTACGAGAAAAGAATCGTCGTCTCGGCCTTGGTCTCATGGGGATTCATGAGTGGCTCCTCAAACGAGGGAAAGGATATGAAGTAGATGCGGACCTCAGAAACTGGCTGGCTGTATATGCAGCAGAATCAAAAGCGTCTGCTGATGCGCACTGCGAACGTTTCTACATCAGTAAGCCTGTTGCATACCGCGCTATCGCGCCAACTGGTAGCATCGGAATTCTCGCGGGCACAACTACGGGAATTGAGCCGCTATTTGCAGTCGCTTATAAACGCCGTTTCCTCACTGACGGAACTAAATGGCGTTATCAATATGTTGTTGACGGCACAGCCGACGCCCTCATCAAACAAGGAGTAGCTCCAGACAAGATCGATACCGCTCTTGATCTGGCTGCCGATCCTGAGAAGCGGATTAAGTTTCAGGCCGATATTCAGGACTATGTGGATATGAGTATTAGTTCTACTATTAATCTTCCACAATGGGGGACCAAACTTAACAACGAAGATAAGGTGGCTGATTTTGCCACGATGCTAGCTAAGTACGCACCAAGGCTGCGTGGCTTCACCGTGTATCCGGACGGAGCAAGAGGAGGTCAACCTTTGACCAGCGTCCCCTACGAAGACGCCCTAAAACATAAGGATGCTATCTACGATGAGATTGACATTTGTGAATTCACGGGACATGGCGGTTCCTGCGGGGTCTAATGACAACAATAGCCGTTGATAAAACCATGATGGCGGGGGACACGAGAGTGTCCCATCCGTCTGGAGCTACCTTCAACCTAGGTAGCAAGCTAACAATCTACGACAACCCTCTTATTTATCCAAAGAAGTTTGTCGTAGGCTATGCTGGTGAACTTGAGGTGGCTCTCATCCTGCTGGACTATTTCATCAAGCCAGAGGAATGGAAGCTGCCAAAGAAATGGCAGGCGGCTGAGTTTCTTGTGCTCACTGAGCAAGGCAAGATATTCAACTTTTCTGATCCTAGGCGATGGTATCCAATCAAAGATAAGCATTATGCCATTGGTAGCGGAGCAACCTTTGCAATGGGGGCCATGGAAACAGGAAAGACCCCCGCAGAGGCCTTGAAGATTGCAATTAAGCTAGATAAGAATTCTGGCGGAAGGATTACGAAGGTGAGCTTTTGAAGCGATGGCAATTCCTGCTACTCACAGGGGGCACAGCATTCATTGTTAGCTATTGGTTGACGTATTGGTTTCTTACTTGGGCCAGTACATAAAAGAAAAGCCCCGTGAGGGGCTTTTTCTATGGATAATCTTTCCATGGTAATTGAAAATGAGGGCCATCTTTAAATGACTTCCAATCTCCGCCCCACTCAAGAGGAACCCCAGCTTCGGCGCTGGCTTGTTTCATGGCCTTGGCTAGCTGCGTATACAGAGGCCAATCCCAGCGCACTTCCCCGCCTACTAGAGCAGCTAAATCAACCGCATGGCCGGATAGATGTCGGGACTTCATGGTCTGCGACGCCCCAGCTTTTACAAGCTCTGCCTGTCGCATCACAGTGCGGACACCCTCAGTCACAACAAAGTCAGCCAGTTCAGAGGCACGATGAACCACCTTCACCAGATCAGGATGAACCCCAGTGAGGTTCTTTAAGCTTCTAGCACTAAGGTTTGTTGGCAACGTCTCTGCTCCGTTGATAGTGTTGGTACCTGTAAATTGAATCAAGGTCGTTCTGCTTCGGGATGCCCTGCTGACGTTGCAGCTTGCTCATCCCCTGACCCATCTCCTCACGGACAAACGCCTTCGGCCAGTCCTTTGGATCACCGCCACGGGCAAGGAACTTGTCTAGAAGTTCTTGAGTATCGAGCCCTTGGGAATGATATTTTTGTGCTTGGGCCAGAATCTGTTTTTGTGCGTCCCTGTCATTGCGAAGCCGTTGACTGTCGTTGTACATCTGCTCAGACAAGTGAGCTTGCTTAAGAGAAGTCACTCCCCATTTATTAGCATTAATGTCAAACTCAGTACGGTCGTTACCGGGCAGCCCATCCTGACCCGTTAGACGGTTTGTCTCAGGATCGTTCATAAGCTTCTCACGAACGTTGTTCTTGATGGGGCCTCCTGGCATGAGTTCAAGAGCTAGGTTCTTGAAGTCCAGGGGGCCGTTGCCTTTACCTACAATGTTCTTGGAGGCTTGAGCAGCACGATCACCAATCTTCCACATCTTACTTCCGAAGGGGCCAGCAACGGCTTCCCAGGGGGTTTCAGGGATGAACCCATTAACAGCCACGCGACCTTGTAGGTCTAGTCCTGTCCATGCAGAGAGAGCACCACTCTTGACAACCTCACTGGTGATATTAGGATCGAGCAATAGTTCCCGGATGGTTTGACGCTTGCCCGTCATCTCAGTAACAGTTTTCACCATAGCGTCTGCATCGTCATAGCCAAAGATGCCCTTGACACCTGCTAGGGCGAACATGATGGCAGCCATGGTGCCTGCTGGGGCTATGTTGCCCTTACCAGCTTCCTTGGCTAGCCGCCCTGCTTGTGAGAAGGCAGCATGCTTGAAGGTGCTTAGCGAGCCTGTGAGCTTGCCCACCTGTCCCATATCGCCATAGATCATTGGCTTCTCACGGGGGGTGTAGTCCACCATTGCTTCCTGCGTGGCGTTGTACGCAGCAGAGAGCTTCTGCTCAGGAGTGAGGCCAGGAACATCCCGCATTAATTCTGCTAATGTAAAGAACGCAAACGGACGTGTGGCCTTCTCAGGGATTTGCCTGTTAAGGTCAATGGCGTCATCGATGACACGCCCAGCCTTAGATTGCTCAGTGGACTTGATTTCCTGGAATTCAGAGAAATGTCCAAAGCCCATGTCGTCGGCTGTCTTAAACATAGCGCGAGTGTACTCGTCCACTGCTACTTTACGGCCAGCATGTTTCTCGCTAAACCATGTACCAAAACGTTGGATGCCTTTGGCCTGAGCCACACCAATTTGCATGGGGTCTACACC